TGTTAAGTGTGACGATGATTTTTTCTGATTTTTCATCAGTTTTAGGAGGCGACTATACATTATTTTCAACTATACATTAAGCAAATTATGTTCAGCTGAACATAATTTGCTATCCAGGCACCGCCAAGCCAGGGAGAAATCAGTTCCCAGTAGGATTCGCCCAGCAGATTGCCATGGCCAGGGGTAAGGTCCAGGGACATAAACGGAACCGCACTTAACTCGGACGATCTCTTCGAGGACGATACGGAAGTCCTCGCCTTTGGGAGTTCCGCTGGAGAAGGCTCCTGGAACATTTTCCCACAGCATATACCGAGGTCGGACAGCGTGACCTGCTCGGCCTCTTTGTTCGTCTGCATTTCTCATCTCCTTTACCAGTCGAACCTGCTCCATAAACAAACCAGAGCGGGCGCCGGATAATCCGGCTCTCGCTCCAGCCACGGATAAATCCTGGCACGGGCTGCCGCCGCAGATGATATCTACGGGCGGAAGTTCTGCGCCGTTGAGCTTTGTGATGTCACCCACATGGATCATGCTTGGGAAGCGCTGCTTCGTGACCTCAATGGGAAAGGCTTCAATCTCCGAAGCCCACACCGGCGTAATGCCGCTGCGAATGGCAGCCAGAGGAAAACCACCGATGCCGTCAAACAGGCTTCCCATAGTGAGCCCGCTCATTTTGACACCGCCTGCACGATCGTGCGCGTGGTGTTTACAGCGGCCTGCGCCGTATATACCGCGCTCATAATGTTGGCTCTTGTTGTCGTATCCAAGCCAAACGCTCCGGCAATGCGGGGGATCTCGCCAGCCGAAAGCATCAAACCAAGACCCAACAGTGCGTGGTCCTTAAACACCATGAGCCCAGCGATGAGGATCGTCGCCTGCAAAAATGCGGTCAGACACAGGCCGATGATCTGTTTGCACCACTGGATGAAGCCGTCCGTATAGCCACGGGGCACAGAAAACAAATACAGACTTCCCACGGCAATCTGAATCAGCAGGATACCGCCGCGTTTGAGGTTCGCAAAGAAGACCTTGATGATCGCATACGCCATAAGGATGATGCAGAACAGGATCATGATCCCGCTGGTGATACTGCCAAAGCCGAGAAACGGGCCGGATGCCAAATCGGTCAGCGATTCCACGGCGCTGAACTCCTGCATGATATCACTTGCCACATCTCCGATGGATGCACCGTAGCCGGTGATCCCTGCGGTGAGTTGCCCCTGCAGCGTTACCGAAAGCTCATAGAGCCGGACCGGGACGACAGTAAACAGGCTCACGGCCATAAAGCCCTTGATGGCATTGAGTGCGGTTTCGCGGATGTTGCCCCGCCCGCTGGAATACTCGATGCCGCATTCAAAGCAGGACACGACCAGCCCGGTTCCGTACAACGCCCAAGCGAGATAGGAGAAGAACAGTACGATGCTCTGCACCCAGGACATTTCGAAGAGTTCGACACCCATGTTTCCCATCTCTGCGAAGAAGTTGCCGAGAAAGCCCACGACCTGACCGTAGAACCAATCCACGATCTGGCCGAGGATCTTATCGGCAACAAAATCCCAAATAAACATTGATCGGTTTCACCTCCTCTGGGTGAGGCCGCACCAACTGCTTGGGATATGGCAAAGGCCGTACAGTTGGCACGGCCTTCAAATCATGCTCGGTTTACATTGTCTGCGCCCACTGCTGATCGGCAGACTGGCTCATGTCTTGGAACACCTCCAGATAGTCCGATACTGCGTTGGAGAGCTTCTCGTAGTCCTGCCGGGTGGGGTGATACACATACCAGTCTACTTTTCCATAGTCATCCCAAATGTGCGGGTCAACACCATTGCGGAAGTTGGGGTTGGAAGTTACCTTCGTCCCCAGCAGATCCGAAAAGCGAAGGCGCAGGGTATCCACCTGTCCTTCGCTGCGGTTCAGGATCGTCAACTGCAAGGCGTTGTACTGATTGGCAACGCTTCCAGTGACAAATTGGATCTTTGCCCGATTCATATCGCTCAGACGCACATAGCAGACTCTGCCCACATAGGTGGCATCGGGATATTGCTCTCCGATAATTTTCCGGAGTTCCTGTTCGTAAAAAGTCATTGCCTACACCTCAGATTCCGATAATCTGCCAGATGTACAGCGGTGCCGTCAGCGTGAACACGAGGCACGCGAACAGGATGGCGGGAGCCGTCCACTCGAACTGGCCACTCTTTCGGTAGTCAAAATAAGCTGTGCCGAGTTTGGCGAAGAAAAACACCGCAAGGATCAGGTCAATGGCGGGAAACACCACGTTGTTGACGACGGTCTTGATCTGCGTGGATGCCGTGGCCCAGGTGCTTTCCACCGCTCCGGCCACATCGCCGGTGCCGGCAGCAAAGGCCGTGGTTCCCATCATGCAGACCAACAGCAGGGACAGGGTCAGCATCACACAAAGGCGCTTGCATTTCATTTTGCTCATAGATACCTCCAATTATTGTTGTTATTTTGCGGGTGCGATATGCCATTCTTCCCACAGGTCACCGGTGATGCGCACGGAATCCGTCAGGTTCATACTGAGCATTCCCGTGGGTGTCCAGCAGTCCAAAAGCCAGGTATACGGCGTGTAGCTGCCGTCCGGGTACCAGATAGGTGTGAAGTGGGTCGGGCGGTCATAGGTGCTGTAGTGGTTATTTTTGAAAGCGAAGGCGGTGCTCTTGCCGCTGATGCTGCGGTTCAGCAGTCTCCAGAAGCCTTCGTACCCGAATTCAGGGAAATAGGTCACAGCATTCTGCGCTGCCGTGACGGCCGCGCTCTGCGTGGTCGTTACTCTGGCCGTTACTTTCTCCTGAATTCCGTACCCGCTTTTCATGGTAGCTGCAGTCGCTGTGGGTGACAGGCTGTCCGGCGTGATGCGCATGGATGCAGTCAGGCTTGCGGAGTAGCCGTTGTAGTCAAACTCCCACCAGCCATGATCCTCCCACCAGCCGTTATCTACCCAGTGATACCAGCGGTCACGGTGAACCACATTGTTATCATCCACCCAGCGATCCGTGTGTCAGCACTTCTCCCAGTTCTCTACCCATTCCCAATTTTCCTGCCACCAGGGTGACCAAATGCCCCAGGATGCCGAGGTCACTTGATCTTTCTCTGGAATGGTGGACTGACGGAAAGCATCATTGCGGTCATCCGCCACCGGGTTGGGCGGATCGTTGCCGTCCAAGTCCACAACGTTGCAGGTGATTGTGCTCTGCGCTGTGCCGCCGCCAGACACGCTGACGGCAATCGTAATGACGCAGGGCTCTGACGGCGTGTGCCACTTCACCCATACCAATTGACTGTCGCCGTCCGGATAGTAGACATTGCTGACGGTGTAAGTTCTGCCTTGAATCACAAAGCGAACAGTCACAGGATTATCCGGGTCGGACTGCCCGCCGCTCACCTCCACCGAGGAGATCACATCGGTATCGACTCGGTATTCATAGTCGAAGTCGTTTACATCGGGCGGCTCCAGCTCACCGTTGAAGCGGACGACACCGATGCCGAGGGACGCGATGATCTGATCGTTGCTGACCTTGCTGTTGGTGCTGCCAGACCATGCGGGATAGCCCAGATCTGCTTCTTCAAGGAAGATGGCCAGCGGCAGATTCTTATGGGTCAGCGATCCCATCTTGCTTCGGAGATCTCCGTTTACCTTTTGGTCATAGAGCGCCGCTTCCGTGGCCGTCATGGCATAGTAGGCTCCACCGTAGACGAAGTAGGCGATAGGCTCGACAACGATTTTGTAATCGCCGGCAATAAGCGTATCAAAGTCTATTCCCACATATCCGGCAATCGCCCGAATGACTTGCTCGTCTGTAAAGTAGCTTCGAATCGCCGCAATGCTGGCGGGATAGTCGCCGGTCGAAATGATGCGAGGCAGACTCTGCGCCGGACGGACGCAGACATAGCCGCCCACGACAGGTGACAACGCCCGCCCACTGTTATAAGAGAGCTTGGATACCTTTCCGAAGTGGATCATGTTGGTGCTTGGATTCTGATTGCTCCAGTCAATGGTGTTCCCCACGACAGCGTGGCTGTCCACATTCACCACGGAAATGCGGACACCGTCCATACCCGGATTCCAGTAGTTGGTGGATGTGCCGCTGCCCATGCCGCCGCCACCGCCGTCGAAGTTGCCGTCACCGGTGGCATAAGCTGGAACAGCCGCACACAGCATGAGCACAAGGGAAAGAAAAAGTGCGAGAAGTCGCTTCATGGATTCCTCCTTTCAAAGCTTCGAAAAAAGAAAAGGCGCAGCCATTTCTGACTGCGCCATGCTGATTGGGAGTACTGTTAGTTCCCGCCGCCCATTTCACCGATTTTATTTCCGTTTTCGTAGATGTCCTGTCCGTCGATGACCGTGTTATCACCGCTGCTGTCTACATAGCCGAAGCCCGGCACATATACCTGACCGGAGGAGTTCGTGCTTCCTGCGGCAGGCTGGGATTCCGCAGGCTTGGAGGTGGGCTGCTCCGGATATGTGGGGTGCGGTTCATCCTCCGTCTTGCGTTCCGAGGTCGGCACATCCTCCGCTTTGTGGTCATCCGGAAGTGTCGCCGTACCGCTGGGCGATTCCGGCTTTTCCGGAGCGTCCGGTTTAACAGGGTCCGCCTGGATGGTCTGCTCCGTGCCGTTGGAGTTTGCACCCTGGCCGGGGTCGCTCTGCTCCGGCGTCAGCGAGGGGGCATTCACATCTCCCTGGCTATTGTTGATGTTCACATTGGGATCGTTGCTGTCCGGCTGACTGCCGGATACCGTTCCGGAGGGCGTCACCGTATTTCCACCGAAGCGTCCGGCGATCCCGATGACGGCCACACCGCAGAGCAGGCAGCAGGCGGTGATGAGGATGATCCGTTTCGTCTTGTCGTTCATTGATTTTCCTCCTTTTTCTGATTTATCTCTTGATTGGACAATACCACACCTTTCGGCGTAAGTCTATTGGGAAAGCGAAACTTTTTCAGAATACCGGCACATATTTGGCTTCCGTGTGCAGCATCATTTCAGCTGCGGGCAAAAGGTTCCCAAGGAATCGCACCGGTACCTCCAAGCGGATCTCCACTGCGGCGGTATAGCCCTTGCTTTGGCCGGAACTGAGGGCGTTGTTGCTCAGCTCCACGCTCAGGCCAGAGATGGTATATTCCACGTTTCCGTTTGAGATCTTCTGATATCCGCTGCCGGTGTTCTCCAGTCCAAGCGTTGATGCCAGCTGACCGTACACATCGCCGGTATCCACGCTCTCATCCCATCGGCCTGTGCCGTCCGGATACCAGCCTGCGGCATAGCCCTCCCGCACAGCGTGGTACACATCATCATAGTTGTCGTTGATGGTGGAGATGACCGCCTGTTGGGCAGCCTCCTTGACACCCTGGGCGATGATCCACACCCTGCTGAACTCCGCGACCGTGCAAAAAAGCATCAGCAGGACCAGCACGATGGCGAGGATCATTGGGGTGCCCTCGCCGGGGTGGCGGCGAAGGAAACAGTGCTTGCTCATTTCCAATACACCTCCGACTTTCCGGTGGCCTCCGACCGCAGCGTGATGGGAAATGAGCCGAAGCCGCCGAACAGGCCGATGTCCATGTCCAATGTCAGCGTTACGGTGACTTCCTCATTGAGCTGAATGCGTCCCGTTTTCGACCAGCGGATGTTGGGATCCAGACCGGTGCTGTCCGTCAGCGCCGCAGCACGGCGGCTGGTTTCTGTTCCGACTCTGCCGGAGATCTCCGCCTCCCGCACCAGCTCCACCGCATAGGTGTCGAGCTGCTGCTTGGCAACGAAGACCGGCAGGACCCGTACCACCAGCGCCAGCACCAGCATAGCGCAGACTACCAACACGCATACATCGATATATCCCTCGCCGGAGTGCCGTTTTCGTAATTTCTTCATAGGCATTCCTCCTTAAAACAGCGCACCCAGCGAGTTGATGATCTGATAGATGATAATGACGATGTACGTCATCATGAAGCACATGAGCATGAGGAAGCTGAACACCCGGATCTTGGGCGGGATCTTCGCCGCCTTGGCTTTCAGGCGCTGCAGCTCCAGCGCTTTCAAATCATGGGAGAGCATTTGGAAGTACATCCGCCCATCATCGCCACGCAGGATGCCGACAAGACCGCGGACGATATCCGAGATGATGGCCGAACCCATACGGGCTTCAAAGCGGATGAGTGCCGCCTCATAAGAGGAGGAGCGCATATCCGCCGTCAGCACATCCAGTTCACGGGCAAAATCAGGACCGGCATGTTTCTTGTAGTTCTCCAGAATGCGCAGGACATCCCGGCTGGCGGCCAATTCCTGATGGATGGTCGCCACGAAACGAGGCAGTTCACCCTCCACCAGTTCCATTCTGGCCTTGCACAGCTCATCCGCCCGGCGGCTCTCCTTGAAATAAGTGAGCAGCGCCAGTACCACCACCAGCGGTGTCAGGATGGGCAGGATCAGAAGGCACGGAATGATCCCCAGCAGGATGAGGCAGGGCTTCAAAACGGTGTAAGCCGTATAGACCTCGGGGGTCATATCCAGGCCTGCGGCAGTCAGCTTCGTTTCCAGCCGTCTGCGCTTGTAGGCATCCAAGCGGATCAGCGGAGCCAGCTTCAGCGACCATCCCAAAATGAGCGTCTCCATAGATTTCACAAGACTGCGCTCCTTGCGTCCTGCAGAGATGAGGGCACGCTCTGTTGCCAGCCTGGGGATCTTCAGCATGTCCGCCAGAACGAAATACAGTCCAGCAGCCAAGGCGGCGCCGAACAGAAATAGCAGCAGTTTCACACTCTCACCTCCGATACTCAATGGGCTGCGTCAGCTTCACGACGAATGCAAAGGACACGAACACAGCGGCAAGGCAGACAGCGATGACCATTTGACCGGGGATAGTGGCTACCAGCGTGTGATACCAGTCCTTATTGATGAAGCGCACCAGCGGAATGTTGATCAGCACGAGGACCGCCATAGTAATGAACTCCTTGCGGGGACCAAACACCAGATTTTCCAGCTCCGCATTGACCACCCGCATATCCGACAGCTTGCTGACGATGGGCGTCAGAATGCTTGTCAGGCTTCGGTCTGCCTGACAAGCCATCACGGCATCGCACCATTCCCGCCAGACCTCATTGTCGATGGCGGCTTTCAGGTCAGTAAGCGCCGCATCCATATCCGGGTCGATGTGCTTGATACGCATCAGGAAATGCTGGAATACCTCCTGCACCGGAGGGTGCAGATAGCGAACATTCTCCTCCACGGCCTGCTGAAAGTTCTCAGTGCGCAGGTAGGCTGTAGTAATGACGGACAGCGCAGTTTCCAGTTCTGCTGCCACATCCTTTTTGAAGCTGCCTGCTGTGAGCTTGACATACCAAAATGGGGTCAGCATCAAACCAACAGCCAGCACCGGCACAAGGAAAGCGTTTCCAGCGGCAATGGCGATGCAGGCTCCCAATGCAAAGCAGAGCAGAGATGTAAAGCACACCATGGGGAACCTGTCTGCCCGTCCGGAGGCTGCCAAGACCGTCTGCGCCTCGGTGATCTCACGCCGGAGGAACCCTGCCTTTTTTCGCCTGGTCGTTTCGTTGATATCGGCACGGATACTGCCGGGAGCTGCGGTCAAGCGGGAAAAAAGACTGTCGCTCAGTTCTCGCGGCGAGACATGCAGTACCATAAAAAGCCCTGCGATCATGCCGATGCAGGCAATCAGCTGGATCATAGTCATTCATCTTCCTCCTTTCCTTGAACGAATTGCGCCAACTCTCCAAGCGGCATCCCGTTTTCGATAAAGCGGCGTCGCAGGCTTTCGGATATCTCCTCACATTTCCGGTGCTCACCCTCAATGATGAAGCGGTTGTCCTCCAGATGGTTGTCCGTGATGTGATACTCATAGAGCTTGTGAAGTCTGCGGCTTCCGTCCGGCAGAATCTCACATTCAGAGATGTTGGTGATGCGGCGCTGCTTATTCTCAAGCTGTCGGCAATAAACCACAATGGGATACGCCTCGGTGACATATCCCATGAGGGTATCGTCCGGGGTATCCACAGCGCGTTTGCAGAGGGACACCATGCGGCGGTAGGTACCCTCGCTGGAATTGGAGTGGATGGTGGTCAGCACCGCAATGCCCACACGAGCCGCTTCCTGCGCCGCGTTGGCCTCTGGGCCGCGCATCTCGCCCACGCAGATGATGTCCGGATTGAAGCGAAGGGCAATATCCAGCAATGCGATCTGATCGATGCGCTGGCGCTCATTCTCGCTGTCACGGGTCTGCGTGTGGACGACAGAGTTCGTCACCCGCCCGTCACGCTCCCGGATGAGCTGGAGTTCTCGAGAGCCATCTTCAATGGTAAAGATACGCTTGCGGTCCGGGATGGTGGAGAGGAGCCAGCCCGCCACGGTGGTCTTGCCGGAGGAAGCTGCTCCCGCCACGCAGATAGACACGCCATAGCGCAGGCATGCGGACAGAAAGTCCAGCATTTCCTCTGTGGCTGTGCCACTCTGCACGAAGTCCGCCTTGCTAAGATTCCTGGGATTCACGATACGGATGGATGCGGCAACACCGGCATCCTCATCCAGCACCGGCGTTTTGATGACCGAGATACGAATATTCTTTGCCAATCGGGAGGTAATGATGGGGCTGGCATTGTCCAGTACCTTGCCGGAGTTCTGCAGCATACGGCGGATGACATTGGCGGCGTGTTCCGGCGAATCGAAATGCTCCTCCAGCTTGGCGGTATGACCGTCCGAATACTGGATCTCAATGTCCCGCCAGGAGTTGATATCGATCTCCTCAATTCCGTCCGCGAAGATGTACTTGGTTAAAAATCCGTACTCTGCCATTTCCGTGTACAGAGCGTCCACCAGTTCAGAGGCCGTCATGCCATCCACAGCAATGCGGTTCTCCTGCAGATACCGTGCCATGCGGCGCTTCATCTGCTCTTTGGCACCCGAATTATCCTCTGTGATGAGGGTGGCGTAGGTTTCCGAGAGATAGCCCTGCACCTGACTGAGCGCATCCGCAAAGGTGACGCCTTTCTCCTGCGGGGCAAAGAAGAGTTCGCTTGCACGTGGTGCAGTTGCAGTTTCCGCGAAAAGTGACCTTCCGGTGCGCTCCTCAAAGGAGATGTCATGCACCTCTGCCTGTTCCGGCTTTCTCTCCGGTTCTGCGGAGGCGGCCGGGGTAAACAGGGAGTTGCTTCGTCTTTCACCAAGCAATCAGAACACCTCCTCACAGATCCGGTCGATCTCCTTGCGGAATGCGCGGCTGTCCTTCATGGAGAGGTCTGCCAGCAGCTCACCGGCCAAATACTGCTCCTCCAGCTCCTGCGAATACGGCAGCCGGAAGACTACGCTGCCCAGCACCTGACCGATGCGGTCTGCCGCCTGAAAGGGCTTGATGTTGGATGCTACCCGGTACTGCTTGTCTTTGTCCCATTTCAGTTCTCCCAGAAGCGGAAGCTGGCTGGAGAGGTATCCGACCGATTTCAGGTCACAGCTGGCGAGCTGCAGAACGCTGTCCGCTTCCATCAGCGCCACGGCGGAAAGAATATCGTTGGCAATATAGCTGGAGCAATCAATGACCACATAGGGTACGATCTCGCGGAGTCCGCGGATGAGTTCCTCCGCCTGCTGCTTGGTGCAGGGTGCATAGGTGTATTCGTTTTCTTTCTTACGAAGACCCAGCATCGTCAGGTGCGGCAGGCGCTTGAGGGTAGTCAGATTGTGCTTTATGAGATTTACGGAGATGTGCTGGGCGGCAAAGATGCTGCCGAGAGATCTATCTACCTCCAATTCCGAGGGAGGGCAAATGCAGGGCATCATAGGCGCGGTCATATCACAGAGGAGCAGCACCGTATTTTTCTTTTGGGCTGCCAAATGCTTTGCGATTTTGACTGCTGTTACCGTCTTGCCGCAGCCGGGACTGCCCCAAACGGCGAGGATGCCGCCTCCAGACTCCTCCATCGGCTCCAGCTCCTCCGGCTCCGTATTGCGGCGAAAGAGGCTGCCTTTCAGGAAATTCATTCGGTGGCCTCACTTTCCGCGGAAGGCTCCGCACCCTCGCTTTCCTTAGATTCCGTACCCTCTGCGGTTTCGCCACTGTTCTCCGGCTCCGGTTCTGCGTACAGCTCCTCAATCAGGGCATCCTGCGCCGCAATGAACTTAGCGGCGTTTTCGGGCGTTCCGCGATACACAAGCGCCAGATGCAGCTCACTATCCTGTTCCAGCTCCGCTAATACCTTGGCCTGCTCAGTGGTCACCAGCAGTGTCACGGTGGAGGGCAGTTCCTTTTCATCCACCACTTCACCGGTGTTGGCATCGTATCCGGAGGAGGCGGTCACCGAGATGACCTCCACATACTGCAGCTCCGGAGGAATGGCTGTTTCGCCCTTGCCCTGATAATCGGCCACGATGACCGTGACGATATCGCCGCTTTCCAGCTTGCCGGAAAGGCCGGTGGCAAAGCTCTTGATGGTAACGGAGATGGCCTGTTTTTTGCCGTCCAGATTATAGAGATAGGCATTCTCTGCCGCAGGAACAGTTGAGAGCTTGCTGGAAAGAATGTAATCTCCGACCGCCAGGTCCGCAGTCGCATACTTGCCGACGATCTCTTTCTTGTCTGTCATAAGGTTCTGCGGCAAATTATAGGCACCGACCTCTACTGTCTGGACCATCTCTGCGGTGATCTCGTCACCTTCCTTGATGTCCTTCGTCACACGGACGATCTCCGTTTTCTCACTGGCGCTGCGGCTGAATAGCGGCGTAACACCGAAGCAGATGATCAGCGCCAGCAGAATACACAGCACACCGATGACGGTGCGATTGCGAAAAATCTTCAAATCGTTTTCCTCCTTATAGAAAATATGCGGGAATAAAAGCCACTGCGAAATATGGCACCAGCGGCTGCTTCTTTGCCGCACTCTGCCGCAGTGCCGGGAATGCACGCATGACAAGGGATGCCAGCAGGAGCGCGACGGACATAAATAAGAATCCCGTGAGTACCCGTCCAACTCCCAACACAAAGCCTACCGCCGCAGCTAACCGCCAATCCCCGCCACCCATCAGGCCAAAGCCTGCACAGAGGTAGAACGGAAGCATTGCCAGCAATGCCCCCAAAAGGGAGGCGGGGCTGATGGTGATCAGCCCCGCCAAAGCAATGACGATGCAGACGATGTCGCTGACGGTCCGGGTCCTCAGGTCATCCACTGCGGCATAAATGAGACCACCGCAGAAGAGGATCGCCTGCGCCCAGTGCATCAGCCATTGTAGCTGAACATTTCCGTGATCTTCTGGGTTACCGTGGGCATGACCGTATCGTTCAGGATAGCATAGAGGCCAGCCAGTACCAGCGCACCCAGCACAACGGCGATCAGCACCTTGACGGCAGTGTCGATGTAGCCCTCACCGGCATTGCTACAGACGGCACGGCGGTTGAAGGCAAGCACGGCAGACATGGAATTGACCGCGGCGGTCTTGACGCAAGTGACAGTGGACTTGGCGGTATGGGTGATCTTCTTGATGAACTTCTTCATGAAATATTCCTCCTGTAAATTCAAAAGTTTTTTGTTGGTGAGTTCGGTCATTTGCGTGTTGCAGGAGGCCCACGGCCCCGCGCAGACAGCAAAAATGCCGGGCGGTCATCTCCCGTCCGGCTCACAAGGTCATATTGATGCATGGTTTCTGCTTCTGCTCGAACCGGATCGGCTGGAAGCCTACCCGGTCACAGTAGTAAAATTCACTGCCGGAATCGTTATACAGCTCCACCACATCCGACAGCGCCATGCGGTAGCCCTGATAGCCGGGAGGCGGAGCATCCCGGCAGATGGTATAGATCTGCTCCAGATCGCTGGTACCGAGATCGCCGTCGAACACGAGCGTGTAATTTTCGGCATCCGGCTCTCCGAACTTCCGTACCTGATCCTCGTACCCGATGAAGCGCATTGCCACGTCTACATCCTTTTTGAGCTGCCAGATGCGGCAGCCCTTTCGAGACTGCGCCAGTTCTTCGCCGGTCACCTCGCCGGATACGAGACGGTCAAAGATCCCGTCCTCCCAACGGGGCGTCAGATTCATGCGGCTCAGATATTGGTTGAGCTCGTCCGTGCGGAACATTTCATCCACCACGGCGGTATCTGCCTTCACATAGCCCACAGGATTGCCGTAAAAGATGAGCCGATTTCGGTTATCCACGGTGAATCGCACCAAGTTCCGTCACCTCCTTTCGCACCGTGGCGCTTACATCTGCTGTTCCATGCCCTGAGCGGGTGCGTCCTCGCTCTGCTCCATGCGTTCCTGCAGCCTCTGCTCGTAAGCATCGTTGACCGCATCCACCAGCGCAGTCCTTGCCTCGGCGGTGACGGCATGGAAGGTGTCGTTATACACCGTCTCGCCGTTTTTCTTGTAGGACTCCTGGGGCATGGAGATGAAGCGCCCCTTGTCCGTCTCAATGACACGGAGGCCGTGGACGGCAAATGCGCCGGCGATGGTAACGCTGGCATAGGCTTTGGTTTTGTAGTCGCCGTCCACCATACGGTCGATCCTCGCCTCGACCTGGGGCGCAGGGGCTTCCTGCTGCTTTTTCTTCTGCGTTGCTGCCATAGATTTTTTCTCCTTCCTGTTACATAGATTGATTGTTCATACCGGGGGATTCGGCGGCTTCTTCCTGCTGAAACTGCGACAAACTCTCTTTGGCCCAATCGGGCAGGAATTTCTCATCCAGCACGCCGACAAACTCATCCCGGTTCCACCTGGTCATTTCACCGTCACTCAGACAAGTGCAGCGCACCGAGCGCCCAATAGCGTGGGGACTGCATCCGAAGCCGTCGTGGGCATACCACAGCTGGTTTTTTTGGCTCCAGCAGGACTCTTTCAACGTATCAGGGCTAAGTACCAGTACCTTACCGATGTAATCCTGCTCGGCACGGTCACCGACGCAATGCTCGGGGCCAAACAGCCCCAGCTTCTGATACGCTTTCCGATAGAGGTCGACGAAGCCATCCAGAATGGCGGGATGGCTTCGGACAGTGATCTCGGCATTGTGCCGCTCGTCCTGCGGAATATATCGTCGTGCCGCCCACTGCTTGTTTGCTCTGCTGAAACGCCCGTCCCAGGAAAGTTCCTGCAGGGTGGTGGCCAGTACCCATTCCGTGCGCTTGTAGCCATATTCCGCAAGCACAGGTTCAAGGCAGTCCTTCTTTAGGTGCATTCCATCGAAGTTCTGACGGATCGTCTCCTCGATGGCATTCCGGCAGGCAACATTGGCGTGGTAACTCTCGCGCCACATGGAAAGCTGATTTCTTTTCTTGGCCTCCTGTGCCGAGTAGGGATAGAGATACTCGTGATCCTTACTCATCATCCGTATCCTCGGTAATGACCACGGCACCGTCGATGACCTGGATGTGCAGATCCTTGCCCAGAAGTCCTGCATCCCCAAACGCCTCGAGGGGAACCGGAATCGTGATCGTATCCTCATACTCGTCATCGACGCTCTCATCAACGAGCGGAGTTTTATCCTCCGCATCCGAATTGCACAGTGCGTCCAAGGTCATACTGCGGGCGAGACGCACCATGCCCTGCAGTACATCTCTCGTTTCGACCAGTGTCATATCCTTCTTGAGAAGAATGATTGCGTTGTCCATCGTGTGAAGCTCCAGTGTGTCAGTCTCATCGAGTTTGCTCAGGATCAGGGCGGCGTGCTGAACAACAACCCTGCCGTCATTGGTGTAATTGATAAACTTCATATGGTATCCTCCTTTAATTTGTCGTTTTGATTGGTCTTTCCGGCTCATGGATCAGTTCATACCGGGCCTCGCTGCCGCAGTTCAGCAGGCTCTCCAAACTGAGCTGCCAGCAGGCTTTGCGAGGATCATAGTTGGTGATGATAACTTCCTCATATTCGCTGCCCGCCGTCTGGGACATACTGTTGGGGCGTACAACGCGGAAAATGTAGAACTCCTGATACAGTTCGCAAATGTACGGGCAGTAGTTGTAGGACACCATGACATACCCATGACAGTTCAGGAGTGTGTCATGGAGCCGCTGGTGATTTTCCTTTGGGAAGGCTACCTCATAGCATTCGGCCTCAAAGTACGGCGGGTCACAGTAGATCCATGCGTCACCACGGTCATACTGGCGGATGACATCCTCAAAGTCTTTGTTCTCCACAATGACATTCGCCAGCCGGCGAGAGCACTCCCAAATCAGGTGGAAGAAGCGGCGGATATCGCAGGGCTTACCACCGAATGATTTAGAGCTGCCGCTGAAGCTGTACCGAACCAGTTTGAAGAAATCTGCGGCACGGCGGACATCTCCGCGGGGAGCACGCTCCAGCAGAAGAGTGCGGATAGCTTCGGCCTCGGGCGGCTTGAGCAGGATCTCAGTCAGTTCCATTTCTTCCTGCAGATAGTCATCCGTGATTTCGCCCTTGGAGAGAAACTTGTACAGGACATTGAAATCATCCCGCGTGTTCAGAGGCAGAAAGCCCAATTCCGCCAGCAGCGCTAAGGGGCGGTTTTTCACGCAGCAGAAGAGATTCGTGAGATTGCTGTTGAAATCGTTGTAGACCTCCATACAACCCTGCTGGATGGGACGGCTCATGGTCACCGTGCCGCTGCCGCCGAACACATCAATGAACCGGCTGTAGTGATCCGGCGCCATCTTGTTGATGATCCACAGCAGCTTGCTCTTGCCGCCCACCCATGGGATAAAGCTGTTCAAGGGGCATCACCCCCATCCAGCGGGAGAGAAAGCTGACCGGTATCTACATAGTCCGGCAAAGCACTGGACAGGCCGCGCTCCGCAAATGCGATCTTCTTGATTCGGCTGCGGAGTTGCCGGATGGTGCGCTCCAGCTCCTCGGCAGTGGCAGCGTAATAGTAGCCGCCCTCAAAGCTGCAAATGGGAATGCCGTCACCGCGCAGGGCGTTGATCTCCCGGCGCAGCTCAGAACCACGCATTTGGAAGCTGCACTCCAACTCCCGGCTGGTGACGGCATTTACTTCACCCTTGTGGTAAAGCGCAAGATATTCCGCAAGGGCTTCGTTGATTGCCACAGTTCCTCCTTTCCGGAGCCGTTATCCCGGAATAGGAGACAAAAAGAGCGCAAAAAAGAAGGGGCCGCTTTTCCCCGTCCGGGAATACGGCCCCTTGCTGTGATATTTTTTATCCATTCCGTTCATTCAGAACGGACAGCGTTCTATATGCTCCTGTGAAACATACCGCATCTCCCATATACTTTAAGAACGGATACCGTTCTAAAGGAGACTACTGTATGGACCAGATAGCGTTGGGAAAACGAATCAAAGCAGCCCGTGAAAAAGCCTGCATGACACAGGAAGAGCTCGCCGCCGCTGTAGATTACAGCGTTGATCACATGAGTGTAGTAGAGCGAGGCGTGAAGGCTCCAAAACTGGAGAAGTTGGTCGCCATCGCCAATGCACTCAATATTGGAACAGATGAACTCCTTCAAGATGACTTGAACACGGCAACAATGCTTCATGCCACGGAAATCTCCGAACGACTTAAGATGCTTTCTCCAGAAGGACAGCGTAAGGTAATGAACGTACTGGATGCCCTGATTGCAGAGTTGAAATGATAAGCGGCACAGAGGTTTGCACTTTTTGCAAGCCTCTATTTTTTTCGACAGAGTTCGACGTTTTCTCTCAAAGCTCCTATGCTATTATAGTTCTAAAAGAACGGTTTCCGTTCAAAAAACAGCAAGGAGTGATTCTATGAAGAGAAAGAACATCTGCGCCGAAGCAGCACTGCGAGAAGTGGCTCGCAAAAACCATACTACCGTGGAAGAAGTGCGGAAAGAGATTCGGCTGGCGATGATAGCGGCGATGTGTAATCCAGACCCTGCCATACAGAAAAGATGGAACGCGATTCCTCATGCTGGCGACACACTCACGCCGGAGGATTTCATTACATATGTTGCAAGTCAGTGTCGTTAAAAACGGCATTACGCATTTCCATAGTGGCTCGATTAGGTCCTTTGCTTATTCCATCGTCATTGCTTGTTCTTGAGTTTCCTGCACCGGAGTCTGCATCGGCTGATAGTCCTCCCGATGCAGCAGGCCGTAGGAGGTAAGTGCAGCATTGTCATCCTTGATGATCTCGTTCCCGTAGGTGAAGAGATTTACATGAGGCAGGAGCAGTTCCGCCGAGTGGGCATCCATTGTGAAGTTCAGTTCATCAATGGCCGCCTCCTGCGGCGAACTGATCTCCGGCGTGAGGATGTAATCCCCGATATGCTCGGCAAGGCCCGCAGCAGTAGCCAGATCCGTTACCTCGAAATGCTCCAGCAGGGCTTTCAGCTTCGGGATCTGTTTTTCGCGGGAAGGCATAGCCTCCACTGCCTCCGCAAAATCGTTGAAGGCATCCAGCTCCATTGGCAAGTCAGCAAACTCTGCCGCCTGTGGGATGATCCCGTCATAGTCGAGAACCATAGCACCCTCCCAGCCGTCCGCTCCGAGCTGCTTCTGCACTTCCCTCAATGCTTCAGCAGACGCAGGCAATTCCAGCGTGACGGTGCGGTCATCTTCGAGGTCGGGATGAAGGCCAAGAGTGAGCCGGAAGAGATATTCCGGCTTTTCGGGAAGTTCCTTGGCGCAGGGTGGTGCGGTGACCAGTTCACTGTGCTTCACCACATAGCCGCTCCGTGTGAATGTGCCGTTTTCGCCGGTACGCAGGGCTTTGCCGATTTTGCCAAAGTCCAGCATCTCGAACACATCGTCGGATAGACCGTCCAGTTCCTCCATGAAGCCGTTTTCCGCATAGAAGCGGCCCAGTTCTGCGTCACTGGTCGCGCCGACCACATGGCAGCAATCTGCCCCCGCGCTGACCGCCAGAGTTCTCAGGTCCTGCATGGTAAGAATACTGCCGTTGGATTCTACCTTTCACTATTATAGACAAGAGCACAAAAGGGATAGGTACGGTGGGGATTAACCCGTCAGATTTTCCATTCAATTTCTACCTTTTCATTTGTTGCCCGGATGACCGTTATCAGTGCGTCCACCACCTGCCTCTTGTCCTCAAAGCTGACATTCTCCCAGTCATCCAGATACCCGGAAATGCTTTCCATCTTCTCCATCGGCACAGCGTCCGCAGAGAGTTTTGCAATCTCATTGGCAATGGACTGCCGCCTTGCGTCCAGCTCCTCAATTTTGCTGTTGGCATAGGAGAGCAAAACAGGGCTTGCGCCCGTCAGCGTGTCAAGCAGCTTTTCAATCTCGCTTTCCACCTGCGCCAGTTCCAGCCGCTTTGCCTCCAGCTTCGGGGAGATTTTCGCCGCTTTTTTCCGGCCTGTCAGCGTCTTAAAATCTTTCAGCTTCTTCACCATAGCCCCATAGACCACCGCTTCCAGTTCGTGCAGCTTCACGCACCCGCAGCCGGGACACGCCTTGCTGTCCGCATGGACGGTGCAGCGCAGGTAAAGAATACCGTTGGAGTGCGCCGACATGAGCGCATAGCCGCATTTCCCGCATTTGATTTTTCCCGCCATCCATGTGTTCCGGGCTTTCCTTGCGGGCTGGTAGGTGTGGCTGGCAAGCAGCTTCTTCCGGCATTTCAGCCACAGCTCCGATGGGATAAACCCCTCATGTGGAGCCAGTACCAGCGTCTGTCCTTGCAGGTGCTTGTGCTTGTCCTCTGTATTCCCCTTGCCCTGATAGTAATAGCAGCCGTTTGTCCCGGCAAAGTCGGTGGCGTCATTGTAAATATCCGTCCCCTGGCTTTTGTAAAACTCGTATATGTCGAGGTCAGCCATGACATAAATCGGGTTGCGGAGAATAACGCTCAAAGTAGCCCTTGACAGCGGCCTGCCATGATAAGTACGCATACCGTCCGCCGTCAGCTTCTTTGTAATGTCATGCAGCGATACCTGCGGGTCAGCGTACATCTCATACATCTGCCGGACAAAGGCCGCTTCGGTTGGCTCTATTACCAGCTTCTTTGTGCGCACCCCGTCCATCACATAAGGCTCTGTCCGAAACCCGTAGGGCGTTTTGCCGCCCATTTTGAAGCCCCGCTGACAGCGGGAGTACCATGCGTCCTGCACCCGCTTCTGTATCGTTTCCCGTTCAAGCTGGGCGAACACGATACAGATATTCAGCATCGCCCGCCCCATCGGGGTGGAGGTATCAAACTTTTCCGTAGAGGACACAAACTCCACTTCGTACTTTTGGAAGAAGTCCATCATCTTCGCAAAGTCGAGAATGGAACGGCTGATGCGGTCGAGCTTGTAAACCACCACTTTCCGCACAAGGCCGCTTTCAATATCCCGCATAAGCTGTTGGAATTGTGGACGCTCCGTATTTTTCCCGGAATACCCTTTGTCCTTGTACTCTTTGCAGTTCCCGCCTTTCAATTCGTATTTGCAAAACTCAATCTGGCTTTCAATGGAAATGCTGTCCTTTTTGTCTACCGATTGTCTTGCATAGATTGCGTCTATTCGATTGTTCATATTGTCGCTCCTTTTCTTAAAAAAGAAACGGAGCTGCTGACAGTTTCATTATACCGCCAGCAGCTCCGCAAATCAACGATGGCTTTGGAAAACCTTATGCCCCGGCTTCCTCTTTCTGCCGCTTATCGGCATATTTGCGGAACACCTCATAAAGCTGCTGTTCCAGCTCTCGGCGTTTTGCCGCTTCCTGCTCCGGCGTGAACACCGGGGAGAGATTTTCCAGCGTGATTTCCTTTCCCTGAAAAGTCACGACTTCGGTTTCTTTCTTGTATCTGATATGCTCCATAGTACCTCCGTATTTAATTTTCAAAGTGCAGTGCCGCCATGCTGCGGCGTGAAATGTTTTCTGCCATCAATCACCGTTCCCTTGTGTGTCGCTGCTGCCGTTTCAGCTCTGCCAGCACTTCCGGCGTAAGGTCTTTAATTCCCAGCTTAAGCGTTCCGCTTGCAAACTCCGTGACGCTCTCGCTTAATGTGTCGTCTGCATACAAGCTGCCGTCTGCTGTCTTTACGGATAAATCGGCGCTCATTGCCTCTGCCATTTTCTTAGGTGTCCCGTAGCTCTCTGCTCCGTCTGCCTCTGTGCATACGGCGTAATATAAATCTTTCAGTCCCAGTGTCATTGTTTAATCACTCCTCTTTCAAAATCTCGACTGTGATAGGCACTAACCAGTACCCCGTTTCTGTTTCGTAGCTTTCTGCGTCTATGCTGTTGATATAAACGCCTGCTGCTTTCAATACCTCTTTTGTCTTATCAAGCTGCGCCTCAAAATCGCCCTTATGGAAAAGCGTAACTCTATACATTTCCCTGCGCTCTTTCTCTTCGTCGTCTGCATTTACCGCAGGCGTACCCAGCAGCCGCAGAAACGTATAATATGCGTCTGGCTTATCCCGTCCAGTGTAAACGCCTCTCTGGGCTGGCAACCCTGCGCTTTCTAAAATCTCCTGTATACTCATTCGCCTGTTTCACTCTCCCATATACTGCGCTGTGCCTCTACTACCTTTTCGTGCGCCTTTTCGTTTGCCACTGTCATATAAGGGCGTGCAGCGTGGCTACTTGTGCCGTACTCTGCCACAAAGCCGATTGTTGCATAGCGCACCTTGCTTTTATCTCCTTTTCTGTCGTTTCCATGCTTTGCCCGTCCCTGTGGGTATATCTCTACGTATTTCTCCGTATCGTCGCCCTTTACGTCCGTAGCTTTTATGGAATTGATAAAACCGCCCGTTTCATTCAGTCCCATTGCCTGTGCCTCTGCTCTCTGTGCCTCTATCAGCACATCAGCACCAGCTTTAAGCATTTTGGGGACTGCCTCAACTGTAGCCGCCTCTCTCCGGCTGAAAGCGTCTATAATATCTTCCAGCCCGACTGTGTTAAACTCTCCCATGCTTACACCTCGTTTCTGTTGCGTAAATCTGTAAGCGTAAGCTCTATGGTGTCTGTTCCTGTATCGTAGGTCTTAAGTACAAAATAGCGCCGCCCGTTTCCTTCTACTCCGTCCTCGCCGCCATAATCTGCCTTGTGTACCTCGTACTTTGCCTCTACCAGTTTTCCTGTCTGCTGGCTCTTAAAATATTCGCTGTATCCTACTGTTTTTTTGTTACAGAATACAGTGCAGGCGCTTTCTTCCGGCTTTACTGCAAAGCCGTTTTTATTTACCCTGTTTTCTGCTGCTGTTTCTGCAATAAGCGTTAATTCGTCCTGCCACTCCACCGCTTATACCTCGCTTTCTGCGCCGTCCGTGTCCGCTTCCGACACTTCCGGCGCTGTGTTGTATTCCACCGATAAAGCTAAGCGCATTTTAAGTGCGTCGTATGACTTTCTGAATTGTTCCGCATTGTTGTTAAAGCCAAATTCTGCCTTACAGTACAGCGTAATTGCTCTTATAATCAGCTCGTCTGTCTCTTTTATTACTTTTACGCCGTCGTTTTTCAAATCAGCTTTGCAGGCGGCTATACAGTCGTTTATTTCCTCTGTGATTTTCTCACTGGTGCTACTGATACGCAGCGCCGCCCGCATCTTCTCGGTTAATGTTGTGGTATCTGCTGCCATAGCCTGCACCCTCTTTCTTACTCTTCTATTACTGCTGCTACGCCTGCCTCTTCCAGAACTGCTGCACGTTCTCTGCTTACTGCGTATTCGTCCCCAGTATCCTTAATCTGGTTTAATTCCTTGTCAAGGAAACGGCGCTGTGCTTTTACTTTTACAAGCTCTGTGGCTGCCTCTTCCTCTTCGGCTTTC